CTCAACTGCGCGTCGTCGCGTTTTCGGACCGGCGGGGATTGGCCGTTTCGGGGGTTCTGGGGGCGGTTCTGGCGGGGTGTCGTCGACAGGGTGAGGGGTTGACCCGGGCATGACCGCCGGGTCGTGTGCGGGTCGGGAGGAGGTCGGACCGGGATGAGCGGGCGGGCATATCGGGACGCCGTGCGGGAGCTCGACGAGGCGCTCGCGTGCGACACGCTCGAACGCGAGGACCGCGAGCGCCTCCTCGCGATCTGGCACGCCGCCGACATGCGGGCGGCGCTCCCGTTGATCCATGCGTATTATCAGGACCGGGACCGGGCGGATCGAACGCCGCGGTCGTTCCTGTATTTACATCTCGGGGTCGTCGTCGCGCTCGTCGAGAAAATAATCGAGGAGGTCGATCGGAAATGAGGACGATGCGCGACGTCGCCGCGTTGCTGGCGCTCCCGTTGACAACGGATCAACTTCGCGCCGGGCGGTACCTTGAGGCGCGAGGGTTGCGGTTCTGTGTCGAGTTCGGACACGAGAACGCGATCGCGGTCGCCCGGGCGGATTGGCTGCAACGTCGCCGCGCCTTGTATCGGGAGCGGGTCGGGCCGCCGAGGCGCCGCCGATGACCGTCGGCCGGAAACCGACGCCGACGGCGCTCCGCGTGCTCCGCGGGAACCCGGCGCGGCGCCCGCTCCCGAAAGACGAACCGACGCCCGCGGCGGTCGGCGAGGCGGTCGCGCCGCCCGAGGGGCTCAACGCGGCGGCGGTCCGCGAGTGGAAACGCGTCGCGCCCGCGCTCGCCCGCGTCGGGTTGTTGACCGACCTCGACCTCGACGCGCTCGCGGCGTATTGCGTCGTCTGCGCGGAGTGGCGGACGGCGCTCAAGCACATCGAGGACGAGGGCGCGATCATTTTGTCGCCGAACAAGTACCCGATGCCGTCGCCGTGGGTGTCAATGGCGGCGCGAGCGTTCGAGCGGATGCGGGTGCTGATGACCGAGTTCGGGTTGACGCCGGCCTCGCGAACCCGGGTCACACGCGCAACGCCCAAGATCGATCCGACGAATCCGCTCGACAAGTTCATTCGGCGGTAGGGAAACGGAGGCGTATACCGCGCACGAGCTCGCGCCGTCGCAAGATGGACCCGGTCACGCGGTACGCGACCGACGTCCTCCTCGGGCGCGTGGTCGCCGGCCGCCTTGTCCGCCTCGCCTGTCAACGACATCTCAACGACCTCGATCAACAAACCGCGAAGGGGTTGATCTGGAAACCCGCCGAGGCGCAACGCGCCGTCGATTTCTTTTCCGATATTCTCTGTCTGCCCGAGGTCACGATCGTCGGCGACGTCGCGGAGGACGACGAGCGCGACCCGGCCGACGGCGTCCCGTTCACGCTGCAACCGTGGCAACAATTCATCAACGGGTCGTTGATGGGGTGGTACACGACCGCGGGGACGCGCCGGTTCCATGACGCGTACGTCGAGGGCGCGAAGGGATGCGGCAAGACGCCGAGCGGCGCCGGCCTCATGTTGTACCTCCTCGTCGCCGACGGCGAGCGCGGGGCGCAAATTTACATGGCCGCGGTCGGCCGCGAGCAAGCGAAAATCGCGTTCGCCGACGCCGAAAAAATGGTCGCGGCCTCGCCGCATTTGCGGGCGATCATTCAGCACACGGTCAATAATCTCGCGGTCGTCGAGACGGCGAGTTTCCTCCGCGCTATCTCCTCCGAAAAACGCGGCCTCGACGGGAAACGCGTACACGCCGCCTTGATCGACGAGCTCCATGAGCACGCGTCGCCGGTCGTCGTCTCGAAAATGCGACGCGGGACCAAGGGCCGGCGGAACGCGTTGATCCTCCGCACGACGAACTCGGGATTCGATCGGACGTCGGTGTGCTGGCATGATCACGAGTACTCGCGACAAGTACTCGACGGGACGATCGTCGACGAGTCATGGTTCGCGTACGTGTGCGGGCTCGATCCGTGCGCCGCCTGTCTCGCCGCGGGGAAACAATTCCCGGCCGACGACTGTCCGACGTGCGACGACTGGCGGGTCGAGGGGCCGCACTGGCTCAAGGCGAACCCGAACCTCGGCGTTTCGCTCCCGTGGACGTACCTCCGCGAGCTCGTGCAACAGGCGAAGGGCCGGCCCGAGGTCGTGTCGGACCTCCTCCGATTCAATTTTTGCGTCTGGACGCAAGCGGTCACGCACGCGATCAACCTCGGGATGTGGCATGGGTGCGCGGCGCCGCCGCCCGACGCGGAGCTCGTCGGCGTCCCGTGTTTCGGCGGCCTCGACCTCGGACAGACCGACGATTTTTCGGCGTGGGTCCGCGCATGGGCGCTCGACGACGGGCGCGTCGTCGTCAAATGCCGGTTCTGGATTCCCGAGGCGGCGCTCCTCAAGTACCCGTCGCGCCCGTACGCCGAATGGAAACGGAGCGGCGCGATCGTTGTGACCGAGGGACCGACGACCGACTATCGCGTCGTCGAGGAAACGATCGCGGCCGACTGTCTCGCGGGCGGCGTTCGCGAGGTCGCGTACGACAACCGATTCGCCGAACAGATGGCGCAAAACCTCGCGGGCGAGGGCGTCGTCATGGTGAACACGGGGCAAGGGTTTCAACTCAACGAGGCGATCCGCAAAAAACTCGAACTCGTGCAGACCGGCGCCCTCTGTCACGGAAACGATCCGGTCCTGTCATGGATGGCGGGAAATTACGTCATTAAGCACGGGACCCGCGGCGAGGTTCGGCCGGCGAAAGATCGGGCCTCGGAAAAAATCGACGGGCAAGTCGCGCTCGACATGGCGCTCGATCGGATCGTGCGGCGGCCGGTCGAGGCCGCGAAGCAATACCAGATGTTGATCCTCGGGGGCGGGCGTTGACCCGGCGCCGCGGCCGGCCGCCGCTCGACCCGTCGAGTAAAACGATCGTCGTGCCGTTCCGCATGACCGAGCGGGCATACGCCGACGTGACCGAACGCGCCCGCGTGGCGCGGTTGTCGTTCGCCGAGTACATGCGACGGGCCGCCCGGGGCGCGACGCCGCACAAACGGGATTTCCCGACAACTTAAATCGACAACCGCGGCGATCGGGTTCACGGTTGAGCAGAACCCGACAATGGACCGCGCCTATTCCGTCTTGATCGTCAAGGATGTCAGCGACGGCGACCGCCGTGTGATCACGGGCATCGCCTCGACGCCGACGCCGGATCGGGCCGGCGACATTCTCGAACCGCTCGGCGCGACGTTCCGCAACCCGCTCCCGCTCCTCCTCCATCACGACAAAACGCAACCCGTCGGGTCGGTCACGCTCCGCCCGCCGACCGCCGCCGGCCTTGAGTTCGAGGCGTCGATTCCGCTAATCGCCGAGGCCGGCGTCGTGCGCGACCGCGTCGACGAGGCGTGGGTGTCGATCAAGTCGGGACTGATTCGCGGCGTGTCGGTCGGGTACCGCCCGCGGGGCAAGTTCAAGGACGCGATCGAGGTCATGAAGGACGGCGGCGTACGGTTCAAACAGACGGAAATCTGCGAACTCTCGCTCGTGACGGTGCCGGCGAACGTCGAGGCGACGATCCGCACGATCAAATCGTTCGACGCGCCGTATCTGGCCGCGACTGGCCGCAACCCTTCCGGCGTCCCGGATTCGCCAATCGTTCACGCGCATAAGGACGCGCCGATCATGGCAACAACGACCGCCGAACAGATCAAGACGTGGGAAACAACGCGCACGGCGAAGATGACGCGCCTCGGCGCCCTCATGGACGAACAGGGCAAGGACGAGACGACGTTCAGCGACGAGCAACAGAAGGAATACGACACGCTCCGCGCCGACATCGCGACGATCGACAAGACGCTCGACAACCTCCGCGAGTACGAACGCCTCCTCGGGACGACCGCGCAACCCGCGCAACCCGTCGCCGAACCGCGATCCGTGCAGACGCACAACGGGAACCCGACGATCCAAGTCAAGGCGAACGTCGAAAAGGGCTCCGCGTTCGTGCGGTCGGTGCTCGCGAAGGTCGCGTGTCAAGGGAACATCATGGCGGCGATCGAGTACTCGAAACGCTGGAAGGATTCGACGCCCGAGGTCGAGCTCATTCTCAAGGCCGCCGTCGCGCCCGGCGACACGATCAATCCGTCATGGGCCGGCTCGCTCGTGGTCGTGCAGCGGGCGACGAACGAGTTCCTCGAATTGCTCCGCCCGGCGACGATTATCGGGAAAATCCCGGGGTTGCGACAGGTCCCGTTCAATACGTCCGTACCCGTGCAGACCTCGGGCGGATCGTACGCGTGGGTCGGGCAGGCCGCGCCGAAACCCGTCTCGAAACTCGGCCTCACGACCGCCGTCCTCGCGTTTTCGAAGGCCGCCGGGATCATCGTGATCACGGAGGAGCTCGCGAGACTGTCGACGCCGTCGGCCGAGACGGTCGTGCGGAACGACATGGTCGCCGGGATGGCGCAATTCCTCGATCAACAGTTCATTGATCCGGCCGTCGCGATCGTCGCGAACGTCTCGCCGGCCTCGATCACGAACGGGACCGTCGCGATCGCGGCGACCGCCGATCCGCTCGCGGACCTCCATGCGTTGATCAACTGGTTCGCCGTCAACAATATCCCGCTCGGCGGGCTCGTGATCATCATGTCGGAATCGAACGCGTTCATCCTCGGCGCGAGGCGGAACGCGATGGGCGATCGCGTGTTCCCGAACCTCGGACCGCAAGGCGGGACCGTCGAGGGGATTACGGTCGTGACGTCGAACACGGCGGGGACGAACATGGTCGCCCTCCAACCGTCGTACGTGCTGTACGCGGACGACGGCGGCGTACAGATCGACGTGTCCCGCGAGGCGTCGGTACAGATGGATTCGGCGCCTATGAACCCGGCCGACGCGACATCCGTGTTCACGTCGCTCTGGCAAAACAACCTCGTCGGCCTCCGTGCGGAACGGTGGATCAACTGGCTCCGCGCTAAGACCGAGGCGGTCAAGTACGTCAGCGGGACCGCGTACCCGGCGGGGTTGTCCGTGCCGGTCGCCGCGGATTCGGGCTCGGGCCGACACACGCCGAAATCGTCGTAAATCGACCGACGGGAACCCGGGCCGGCGCCGCTCGGGTTCTCGTCGACACGCCTCCCAATATGCGAATACCCGGCCTCGGCCTCGACGTCACGATCACGCGGAACAAGGCCGCGTCGACGCCGCCGCTCCATCCGATCACGGGCCGCGGCGGCGGGCCGTTCGTCGTCCGCGAACCGTATACGGGCGCGTGGCAGAACAACGACGCGATCGTCGTCGGCGATGTCATGGCATACGCGCCCGTGTTCGCGTGCGCGACCCTTATCGCCTCGGACGTCGGGAAATTGCATCTCGCGCTCGTCCAGAAAAACGACGACGGGATCTGGGAGGAGGTCGAGAACTCGGCGTTCTCGCCGGTCCTCCGCCGGCCGAACCGCTACCAGAACGTGATCAAGTTCGTCGAACAGTGGATCACGTCGAAACTGATTCACGGAAACACGTACGTCCTCAAGGAACGCGACGCCCGCGGCGTCGTCAAGGCGTTGTACATCCTCAACCCGCTCCGCGTGACGCCGCTCGTCGCCGCCGACGGGTCGGTGTTTTACGAGCTCGGGCGCGACGAGCTCCTCGGCGACCTCGACGCCCTCGCGGCCGAGCGCGGCGGCCGGGTCGCGGTCCCGGCTCGCGAAATGATTCACGACATGATGGTCGCCCTCTATCACCCGTTGATCGGCGTGTCGCCGATCTATGCGTGCGGGATGGCGGCGACGCAAGGCCTCAAGATACAGGGCAACTCGTCGGCGTTTTTCGCGAACGGATCACAACCCGGCGGCATCCTCACGGCGCCCGGCGCGATTTCGGACGAGACGGCGACGCGCCTTAAAACGTACTGGGAAACAAATTTCACGGGGATCAACGTCGGCCGCGTCGCGGTCGTCGGCGACGGCCTCAAGTACGAACCGATGACCGTCAACCCGGTCGACGCCGACCTCGTCAATCAACTGAAATGGTCGGCCGAAACGATCTGTTCGTGTTTCCATGTTCCGCCGTACATGATCGGCGTCGGTCCGTTCCCGCCGTACAACAACGTCGAACCCGCCGTGCAGGCGTACTACTCACAGTGCATCCAGTCGCTCCTCGCGAATTTCGAACTCTGTCTCGACGAGGGGCTCGAACTCCCGCGGGAGCTCGGGACCGCGTTCGACATTGACGATCTAATTTGGATGGACACGGCGACGAAAACGA